ATCGCTTCCCATGCCGCGCCTGCCTGCGTTTCGACCGCCAAGAGATCGACAATCGGACGGTAGGGTAGTTGGACAACAGCATGGAGCAACGGGGTCGCCAGATAGGCTTCCAGCGTCTGCATTCCGATAGCCCGGCCCAGCCAGCCCTCAGGGCCGTCGAGCAACCCCGTCGCCGCTGCGATCAGGCCCTCGACATAGTCCTTCTGCGTATCGTCGCCGTCGAGCTTCAGATGCTGATCGGCATCCGCCCAGGTCACGACCGGGGCAGGGGCCTCAACGACGACGACACGCATGATCAGGCTTTCGTCTTTGCGGCCGGGGCCTGCTTATTTTCAGGCGTTGGGGCCTGCTTGTTATCCGGCGCAGTGGCCTGCTTCTCACCACCGGCGGGCGGGGTGGAAGTTTCGACGGGGACCGCAGCCCGCGCCTGATCACGTTCTTCGGTAAGCGCCACGATGGTTCCCTCATGCTGCTTGTTGAACCCGACCGCCTCGCCAAGCTCCGCCTTCAGGCGTTCGATCTCGACGTTGGCGTCCCCCAGCAGATCAACAAACTCGATCACGCGTGCGCGGGCGGTGTCACGTTCTTCAGTCAGCACCACGATCGTGTCGGTGTGCTTCGTGACCGTCTCGCGGAGCGATTGCAGGTCAGCGACGTCGACGACGATGGTGCGCACGGGATTCTCGTCGGCCTCGGCTTCGAAGCGGGGCTTCCACTCCTTAATCTCAGCAGCCGTGGCCGTGCGGACCAGACCGACCTTTTCCAAATCCTCGAACCGCTGCGTCGTCAGGTCGGGGATGATGTCACCCTCGTCCTTGCGTCCCCGATCGCCGACATGGGCGACCAGAACATAAGCCGTTTTCATTTCACGTTTCTCCCGAAGGAGGGGGGCGCATTCGCGCCCCCCTCGTCAGATCACAGCAGGGTGCCGCGAACCATTGCCGCCGCACGCTTCACCGCCATCGCGAGGCGCTTCTCCGCGCGGATGGTGAGCATGTTGCGGATGAAGTTGTCGCGGTCCTGATCCGAGATCCGGACCTCGGTCTCCATCCGATCGAAGATCTGGGCGGCAAGCTTGAAAGCGCCGACCAGGAAGTTGGCAGTGCCGATGCCCTTCGTCGGCACGACGGGACGGCCCCAGAGCGTCGGACCAGCGATTCCCTGCGGGTTGGCGAAGATATACCCGCCGGCCGCATCCTTGGTCAGTTCGATACCCGTCCATGCGGCCGGGTGCAGCACGATGCCGTCCGGATCATAGTCGGCCAGTTCGACCTGAAGGATCGCGAGGCGAAGCTGATCGATGCGGGTCGCACCGGCGATCGTGATCGGTGCCGAGTAAGGCGTCGCCTGCGGATAAAGCCCGTAGACGTTCTGGCCCTGACCATCACCGAGCAGCAGCTGCAGATCCTCGGCATCGTCGAGGCCGTAGCGCAGATCGCCATCGATCAGGCTTTCCAGCTGCGGGATGTCGTCCATCGCCTGACGCGATGCCGGCACCCAGTGTGCGATGGTGCGCACCGGCGCGTTCGCAACTTCCCAGGCATAGTTCGACTCGGGCTTCAGCGCGCCTTCGGCTACCGGCGCGGCACTGTTCGTGCGCGTGATCTGGCGGGCGTACTCGATCGAGTTGCTGGTCGTACGGCCGGGCGTCAGCAGGTCACGGATCCGCAGCTTGCGCTGTGGCATGCCGACGATCCCGGCCTGACGATCGGGCGCGATGAGGGCCGCGCCCGAACCAGTGGCGCTGGTCACGGCCTTGACCGACAGAGTGACGGTGCCCGAGGCACCATTGTCGGCGAACGACTTCAGTTCGGGGCTTTCGCCAACCTGCTGACCGATCGACTTGTAACCGTGCTCCTCGTCGTTCGGGCGGCGCGCGTCGAATTTCTGCGCAAGCTCGGTGACCTCGGCACGGATACCAGCCAGATCGACGAGCGCCTTGTCCGCCTTTTCCTTGGTTTCGGTCGAGATCTTCTCGCCGGCTTCGCTCTTCGTTTTGAACTCGGTCGCGAAGCCCTTAACCTCTTCGAGCGCGCTGGCGAGGCGCTGATCGAGCGTTGCGCCCCCGCCATTGCCGTCCTTCTTGCCGAACTCACGGGCGAGCGGGATCGAAGCCGCGGTCATGGCCGCAGCGGAAGTCATCATGTTCATGCGGTAATCCTTGTTAGGCGGACTTTAGGGAAAAGCCGGCCAGGGTGTCCGTCAGGGCTTTGAGCCCCGGCTGTTCTTGTGGTTCGCGATCGGACTCCCTCCGCCGCAATTCGGTCAGGCCGTGGGCGACGACGCCCGCGGCCCGAGTTTTGGAGAACCCTAACTCCCTCAGGGCCTTCTCCATTTCGCGCTCGGTCGGCAGTTCGCCGTGGGCGAGCTTGAATTTGACGGCTTCGACGCGCGCGTCGTCGTTCGCCGGGAACGTCACGAGGCTGATTTCGACGAGGTCGAGTTTGGTCAGCGTCCGGATGCCGGTCTTCTCGTCGTAGCTGCTCTCGCGGACCCAGTATCCGATGCTCAAGCCGGTCACGATCTTGCGCTTGACCAGCGCATGCGCCTCGCGAGCCTGCGCGACGTCGGCGATCAGCAACTCGGCTTTGCCGGCGAGGCCCTTCTCGTCCTCGCGCAGATTACTCCACGCGCCGATCGGCTCTCCCGCGCGATGCTGCCACAGCACCGGAACCGGACGGCCCTTGGCCTCCAATTCCTTCAGGCTGTCCGTGAACGCACCGGGCGCGACGATCTCGCCATAGCTGTCGACGACGCCCCAGACCGAGCCGTAACCATCGAACGTGCCGTCATCACCGATGGCCTTGGTCGTCAGATCGAAGTCGCGGACTTTCAACGCTCCGCTATGTTTGCGCCCGAAGGCACCGCCCGTGAGCATTGTCATTCCTCCAGTCGGGGGCCACCATGGCCCAGCATCGAATTGACCTTCGCCGCGATCAGCGACTCAAGATCGCCGCCCTGGACGCCCAGCATGCCGAACAGCGCCGATCGCAGCTGCTGCTCGGACGATGTCGCGCCGCCCGCCCCCAGCTGGTCGAGCCGGACGAGATTGGACTGCACCGTCAGGAACTCGCCGCCTGCGCGGTGATCGAGGTTTTCGCGCGACCGCATCTCATTGCGATCCATCACGCCATTCTGCCCGAAGGCCGAATAGAGGGCGGCACGGGCGGCGCTATCCGCCGCCAGCCCGGCCTCCCGATTAAACTCGGGATACACCTTCCGGCGTTCGGCGACCGGCAGCAGCTGCTTGCGCGTTTCCTGCTCGATGCGGCGCAACAGCGGGTTCAGACGCAGCGTCTGCCAACCGAGCAGCAGCTGCTCGATGCCGGATCCCCACATCGTCTGCCCTTGCGCGGCGTGGCCGATGAGGACCGGCAGCATGCCGAACCAGCGACACATTTCCTCAACGTCCCAGCGACGGCTTTCCAGTAGCTGCGCATCGGCGGGCTTCATCGTCAGCGGGACGAACTTGAAATCCTTCTCCAGCGGCAGAACCTTGCCCGCCATGTCGCCGCCCGTGAACTCGCCGAAAATGTCGACCAGATCGGTCCGCTGTTCGCGCGTCAGCTTCGCGGAGCCGGTTTCCATGAACCCGGAAACTTGAAGCCCGCTCGAAAACGCGGAATTCGCAACGCGGTTCGCGGCAAGCGCCGCACCGATAGTGCGGCGCCCGAACTCCACCGCCGACAATCCGACGTCACCGCCGAAGTTCATGCCTTTGACGTGGAAAACCTTGTCGGCCGGGAGTTCCTCCGTCTTCCCGCGGTCACGATACCGATACATCCGGACGCCATCCTTGCGGAACGGCTCCATCTGCGCCGGATGGACACGCAGCAGGGACGTGACCCGCTGACCGAGACGCTCGATCAGCGCATAGCTGTTGCCCCAAAGATCGATTGAGGCGGTCTGACCGGCCCAGAAGTCGAACGGCGTTTGATCGGCGTTCGGCGATTCGTGCAGCAGATCGTAGAGCCAGTGATCGTCCCGCGATACGCGACCGCCGGTCGGGCTCTTGCTGTACACGCCGCAACCCATCGAGCCGACCAGTTCGGACTTGAGGCCAATGCAGGCCCAAGCCGTTGACAGGCCGAGTGTGCTCTGCGCGTTGACCGAGCCCCCGCCCATATCGCGACCTAGCTCGATCTTGATGCGCGTCGGCTCGTCTTCGGGGGCACCACTCAACTTCGCGGATTCGCCGTCCGAGATATACGCGGATGACGCGCCCGTTACGTATGACCAGGCGGTTGAAAGCCAGCTGCTCATCAGGCCGCTCTCAGCGCGGCAATAAAGTCGTCCACGCCGTCGCCTCCTATAGCTTCCGGATTGAGTATCATCAGCGTCGCGGCCGACATCATGGCCGCGAACGGGTCGATCTTGGCACTGGCCGACTGCTTGGTGATCGCCACGCCGCTCGTACCGCGAGGTTCCTGCTTCACGTTGCCGATGCACCACGTCATCAGCTTCGATCCGCCATGCCGGACGGTTCGAGCGGCGCACTTGCGCGCGAGCCCCTTGATCACGCTGGTGAGGCGCCAGCCTTGCTGGATCGCCTTCATCTGCGCGTCCTCGAAGCCCTCGCTCGCAAGTTTGTCGACGATCGCCGCCACCCCGGCCGGATCCAGCCCGACCGCGTCGCGGTCAGGCAACAGACCAGCGTCACGCACCGCCACAAGGACGGCGACGACGCCCTCGACATCGGCGCTAAGGTCTTCTTCCTCGGTCTCGTCGTCGCCCTCGCCGATCTGACCGAGGTCGGCTTCGTCGGGCATCTCGCACCGGGTCAGCGTACCCTCCGCGACAAGCTCATCGAGGATGGTGACGATGTCGGGCCTGCGTTTCCATACGATCGACCATGCCCATGCATGACACCAGATCAGCCAGCGCTTGCTGCCCTTCTCCCGGCCGATCAGGCACAGCCCCAAAAGATCGTCCAGGCCACCACCATCGACCCCCGCAACGATGACTTCGCTACGGGCGATAAGGTCGTCGAGTGACAGCGCCGGCATTGCGCAACGTGGCCAGAACTCGGCACCCTGCCACCGATCGCGAGATAGGCGCTGACCGATCTCGACGTTGAGATACTTCGCGAGCACGATCTGCAGCGACGTATCCCCGTCCTCGCCCCGGCCTTCCTTGACCTGCTGGATCTTGCGCTGGATGAAACCGACCGACTGCGACCGGCCCAAGTTGGGGTTCGTGACGTAGTAATTGGCGGGATCGAGATAGGACTCATCGTCGCGCATCGCCTCGGGCCACTCGTAGAGCATTCCGAAGCTGCGCGGATCGTCGATCTTCCCGTCACGGATCCCGCGAAAATAGTCGAGCTTGTCCTTGAAGACGCCGCGGGGCCGCTCGTCGCTATGCGTCGTCAGGTAAATGACGAAGCCTTCGGGCCGCGACGCGAGGCCACCGGTGCCCTCTTCGAGCATCGACTCCGCGTTGTTCTGCTTGCCGAAGATCCATAGCTCGTCGACCAGCACGAACCCGGCCTTGCTGCCGCCCACCGTGCCGGTGTCGGCCGCGATCACGCGGAGTTCGGCGCCGGTGACCCGGTGCTTGATCATCCGCTGGTTGTCGACGACGTGCAGCAGCTTGCGCAGCTTCGGATCGATCCGGACCATCGCCGCGGCAGGGCCGAAGCTATTGCCGGCGACCTTCTGGGTCGGAGCGAGAATGCTCAGCGCCGCATCGTGCCGCCAGTTGCGGATCAGGGCCGTGAGCATGATGCCCGCGGCGATCGTCGACTTGCCGTTCTTCTTGCTGATCAGCAGCAGGAATTCTTCGATCAGGCGCTGCCCGGCGTTCGCATCGTAAGCCCCGAAGATCGCAGCGACGAGGTCGAAGACGAACTGTTCGCAAGCCTCGCCGAACGTCGGCTGGCCGGCCACGTCGACCATGCGCAGCGACTTGAAGATATCGAGCGCCGCCTCCGCCTCTGCCGGGAACAATGGTGCGAACGGCACGAGCGATTCCCGCTCGACGATCCGACGCTCCCAGTCAGGACATGCCGTCGTCCAAAGGGGCGGGGGCAGGATAAGACCGCTCAATTGAGCAGTCCGGGCGGCGGGGCAGGCGGTTCATACAGCCCGCGGACGTTCTGCGCGTCCTCCAGCGCCTCTTCCTTTTTGCCGCGAGGCTTCACACGGGGCGGGCGGGCGTGGTTCGATACGCGATCCGACAGATCGTCGAGCCGCGCCTTCTCCAGGCGACGGGCCAATTCCTTCTCAGCGGGCACGCTGCCCGCCTTCGCCAACTCATTGAGCCGGCTGAACTGGACCATCTCGAAGCGGATGGCGGCAGCGTCGCGCTGCGCAAGCTCGGAAGAATAATGCTTGCGCAGCGTGGGGACCGACACCCCGATTGCCGTTGCCGCCTGTTTGACCGTCAGGCCCCGCACGAACGCCAACAGCACCTTGTTGGAATTCGCAACGGACCACGAATGTTCGGGCCGCCCACGGCCTTCCTTGGCCGGAAGAACGGTGTCGCCAAATAGGTCGACCTCCGAAAACTTCGCTGCGGCCAAAAAAAACCTCCAAATGAGAACGATAGCGGTCTAGCCGACCGCCCCCCGTTCGACTTTTGCCCCCCCCCCTCCGGTCAGGCGAGGCCGCGACGCTCCTCCCGCTGCTTCGTGCTGTCGTGACACGGCTTGCACAGGCACTGCAGGTTGCGTTCGTCCCAGAACAACCGTTCGTCGCCGCGATGCGGGCGGCGGTGATCGGCGACCAGCTGCGAAGTGTCGCCCTCGACCTTGCCGCATCCGGGCATCTGACACGTGAATAGATCACGGACGAGCACGGACATGCGCAGCTTCTGCCACCGCGCCGTCTTGTACCAACGGCGCCAGCCTTGCTGATCACGATCCCGATCGAACGCCTGACGATCACCCGGAAGGTATGACAACCGGGATGCAGGCGCGGATAAGCGCGGGGGCAGGCTTCTCAGTCGGCCCATGCACGCACGCCTAAACAGCGAAGGGCGGCGGGACCTAAGTCGCGCCGCCCTTCGAGGGGGGTTTCAACGGTGGGAGGTTCATCGAAGCGCTTGCACGTCTCGCCGAACGTATTCGTGAATAGGCCAACAGACCCCTAGAGACGGAATTGTTTATTTCACCCCTGCATCCATTCTAGGGCTTCACATGCTCTAGGCGCGCAAAACAGCCATTCCCGACGTTATCCAGCTTCGTCGCAATGCGCGTGATTGCTCGCGCGTACCGCTTGCGAAGCGTGTCGGGCTCGACCGTTGAGCCCATAGCCTTCGCAGCCGACGCCCATGCGGGCCGCGATGCGCCGCGATCCAGCTGCCCGAGGATGATCCCGACGAGCTTGCGATCCCGCGCATCGACGTAGCCCATCCACCCAAGCGCCTGATTCATGCGGTCGACCTCAACCGAGCGAAGGCCGGGCAGACGGGGCAGGGCATCGCGATCATAGTTGTCGCCGTCGACCTGATACAATCCCCACAGTTCCTGCCGTGACAGCTGGCCGCGCTGGTAGATCGACGACGCGCGTGCATCCATCAGCCACCCAGCTTCGCGGTCAGGCATGCGCCGCAGGAAGCCCCAGGCCTCGACGAGACGCTCTTCGACAAGGGCGAAGGTAACAGCACCGTTGTCACTCCCATGAATGGGAGGCTTATTGGGAGGATAGAATGTAGTAGTTTCAGTCATTTAGCTTTGCTCCGGGAAGATGGGAGTGAAATCACGGGTAATCCCGTGCGCGCGCCTGCGCGCACACTAGGTGGACGGGTCGGGATTTGGCTCCCAAGCTCCCGCACCCTCCCGGAACCGCAGAAAACCGCGCTTCCCGTGTGTCACCAAACCTCCCAATGGCGGGAGTGAGGGAGGATTAGAGCGGTTCGTCAAAGTCGCTGCCGTAATCGGGTGAGGGGTCGGGAGATGCCGCATTGGCCGCACTGCGAGGCGGGGGAAGGTCCCGCGTGACAGCCTTCCCATCGCTGTCGACGAAATCGTGGGGATCGTAACGGCCGGCGATGTCGTCCCAGACCATCGAACTCGACTTGCGGATCTTGAAGCCCTTCCGCTGCATCTGGGCGTTGAGATATTTGGCCGACCACGGCTTGCCAGTGCCGGCGAGCAGCTGCGCCCACGTCTGCCACGCGGCGAACAGCTGGTGCAGTGGCGTCGCGCCCATCGTCTGCCCCTCTGCCCGCTCGATGCAGAGCGTCAGGAACTGACCCAAGATGTCGTTCTCCTCCTGATATTCCCGTGTCGCCGCCCGGACGGCTTCGGGCGTTGGCAGGCCGCTCCTCAGGTAGGCGATGGCGCCGCGGATCATGCGGTTCAGGATGCCGCTCCGCTCCGCTTGCAGCTTCGCCTTCAGCTGGATGTCCTGCTGCGAGTCGGGAATGATCACGGCCCACGGGATGACCTGCACGCGTCGCTGGATGCCGTGATCGGTGCCGATCTTGGGCATGTTGTTCGCCGACACCGTATTCGTGAACGTTACGAGCAGCTGGAAGGGCGGCTTCATCAATTCGCGCACACCGCCGATCGGCTCGTCACTCGTCATCGCCTTGATCAGACCATCGGAGAACTTGGACCCGTCCTCCGGCTCGTTGGCGTAAACCATGCGACGGCCGGCGAGCGCCGCCAGATCGGGTGATGCGTCGCTGCCTTTGCGATATTTGCCCTGGTCGATGAACGTCTCGATCCCGGCAGCCCAGGCATAATCACCAAGGATGCCGGCATGGGTATTGATCCAGACGCCCTTGCCGTTCGATCCCTGTCCGTAGAACAGCGCCATCTTCTGCGCGTCCGCCAGCCCGAGCGCGTTGTATCCCGCCCAGCAGTCCAGAAACGTGCGCATCTCCGGGTCAGGCTGCACCTGTTCGAGGAAGGCATCGTACAGCGGCGACCGGGCGTCGGCGTCGAAGGACACGTTGGCGATCTTCGTTATCCGGTGATCGCGGTTTGCCGGGCACAGCCGCACGCTGGCATCGTATCCTTCGCCGGGACGTCGGAATTGCAGTGTTCCGTTCTCGATGTTGAGCAGCAGCGGATCCGCGTCGAAATCGTCTGGCCGCGATGAAAGCCGCGCTTCCGCCATTTTGGCGATGCACGCGATATGCCCGGCGCCCTCGGATGTCCTGCCCCACTTCGCGATCGTGTCGGAAAACAGCGTGATCACGCCGCGCTTGTCGGAGACGACGCGATCGTACCGGCTGCGCTGCTGCTGTTCGTGCGCTCGCGCCTGCTCAGCGTCCCAGAGCGGCATCGGCGGTTCTTTGATCCCGGATTCGCGGATCAGGTCCGCTTCCTCCTGAATCGTGCGCATCGTGTCCTGCACCGCACGGCCGAGCAGCGAGATCGCCATATCGCGGTTCCAGCGCCGGCCGTCCCACGCGAGCCAACCCCACTGCTCGACGAACAGGAAATCCCGCCCGTGGCGCTTCAGGAAGCGTTCGAGGTTGCCGAGATCCGTGTGCGGCAGGAACGCGCACGTACGCATCAGCGCCTCCGCGCCGTCGCCCCCCGGCCCCTTCCTGCCGATATCGAAGCGCTGCCCTCCCTCGTGGGAGCTTGGCTGGCTATCATCAGTCAAATCGGGGGCGGGGGGCGAAGGGCGGGAGGCGGCGCGGGCCGGTCTCTCCCGCCGGGAACGTGATGCGGCCGCGATCTCTGCGAGATCACGAGGGCTGTTCATCCCGGCGGTCCAGCCGCTGTTCACCGTGGCGAGCAGCTGCGCATCATCATCGTCGCCGGGATTGTCGCGCGCGGCCGCTTCGATCGTCGACCGCGCAAAGCGCTCGTCGAGTGCCCCCGCAGCGACGAGGCTGGCGATCTTCAGGGCGCTGACGTTCAACTGGTCATTGCGCCTTCCCGATGCCGCCTGCCGAATCTCACGGCATTCGCCATCGAGCGCCCGCATTCCGTACCTGCGGATATCCTCGTCGACGTCCGCCTCGCGCTTCGCAGGTGTGGCAGCACCGCGATCGGCCGCGTCGGCCGGCGTGGCGACCGGACTGACCTTTTTAGTCTTCGGGCTGCGCAGGATCTCGATCAGCGCGGCCGGAGCCTCGGCGATCGCCGCGTCATCACGCCAGTCGCCGCGATCGAGCCAACGATACCGCGCCCCGGTTTCCGTCATGATGCTTGGCGGTGCGATCACGTATCCACCCAGACCGCGGACATCGACATGCGCCGGGAGGTTGCCGCGGTTGCGGATGGGTCCACCGGACGGCTGGCGGAAGTAAACGTGGACGCCATCGGACTGAGTGACGGCCGTCACCGATCGCGGCAGCGCGCAGCCCATCTGCGCTTCCAGATCCGCCTTCAGGCTTTCGAGTGTCCAGATCTCGCCGGTCGTCGCATCCTCGCGTGGATCGAAGTCCAGGACGAAGCAACCGTTGACCCCGGTCGGCAGTCCGATCAGCGCCTCGGGATGATCGCGCCACCACGCGAGGATGCGCCCCTCGTCGGTGGTCGCGTCTTTCAGGCCCTGCCCGGTGTACGGCGCCTTGGCTTTAAACGTCCGGGTTTTCCCGGCGCTGTTCGGCTCCGTCGTGAAATCGCGCTCGCGACAGGGAAATACGGCCCAGCCACGACGTGCGAATTGGAGCGCCGCCGAACACATGGCGGACGGCAGGTTGTTGGCGGACACAGCTTAACTTTCACCCGGAGACGAGACGTAATGTTGACGGCCGTATGGCGACCCGGCCGACCCAGACGTCATCCGGGCTTGGCGGGGACGGTTGAGGTGCTCACGCGAGCGCCGCCTTAAGAGCCTCGACCTTGCTTTCGGCAGCCTCCGCACGCTTGGTCAGCATAGCTATTTCGTCAGAGCGATCCGGGAGGTTTAACAACCCCTCGAACCGCGCACGGACGGCACTAAGCAGGGTGTCGATCGACATGGGGTCGGTAGGCGCGGGAACTGGCGTCGCCGGCTTGGCCAACCCTGCCTCGATCAACGACGCTGTCGCCGCCCCCAGCGAGACGTCGTTCTGTTTTGCGTACGTTTCGATCGCTTGGATGGCGACACCGGCCGACGCGGGAAGCTGAATCGACTTTGCGGGCATGAGAGGCGCTTCCTTTGTTGGTGCGGGTGCCGGCGCCGCGATCGGCACAGGCTGCGCGGATTTGGCGGCAGGTAAGGGCGCGGCCCGCACGGCGGTCAAAGCGGCCGACGCGTGTATGGCTCTGGACGCTCCAGCCGTTGGCCCGCGCGCGACGATCGCGGCGATCTTCGCAACACCGGCATCGACAGTCGGATCTGACCTCTTGGCAGCTGGCATCGGGCGGGCGGCTGGTTCCAGCGCCGACTTCGTGCGGCCCAGCGTGATCACTCGCGTCTCGCCGTAACCCTTGATCGTGATGCGACCTGAATCCGCCAGTTCGGCGAGCAGAGTGCGGGCGTGCTCCGGATTATCGAACCCGAACAGCTGCATGATGTCAGCGTCGGTAGGCTGCGCTACGTCCATTTCGATGTTGCGCTCGATCCAATCGAACATGCGCGACAGGTTGATCTTCGCGTGCGCCATCAGCCTGCCACCGCGTCAGCGTCGAGGCCGCGCTCGATCAGCGCGACGAGCATCGCGCCCGGCGCCTGACCGACATCACGAGCGGCGTCGACGACTCGGTTCCAGACATCGGGCCAGCGCTGCTTGACCAAGCCGACCGTATCGCCCGGCGTCGCGACGCATAACGTTGAGATCTGCTCTGCCGGTGTCAGATCCCGGCGCAGCGTGTTCAGGTAGGCCGGCGCTTTCTCGGCCATCGATCGTGCGCCAGGGCGAAACGCCGACTCGCGCGCTGCGGCCGCGACGGCCGCGGGATCCGGACGGGCCGGTGCAACGCTGATCTCGCGTGCCAGGGCGACTGCCCGCGCACCATCGCGCGACGTCGTCTTCGGACCGCGCGCCGGCAGTGTGCGCCCGGCGATCCCGCCCGGATTGGCAGCGATAAAACCGCGCACTCGCTCGACCGTCCGCGGCGACGGGTAGAATGCTTCCCTTATCGACGAGATGGTGGTGTTCGCGATCCCGCTGGCGCGCGAGAAGTCTTCGATCGTGCAGCTGACGCTGACGCAGTAGCTACGGATCTCGCGGTACAGGCCAGCCCCAGTCGGACGCGCGTCTAGCGAGGCCATCAGTGCGCCCTCGCAGTTGTCTTGCCGGTGCCGATGATCGTGGCGACGCGGGGCTCGCCCGGCCCCTGCGACTCGATCGTGATCCGCTTCGCGGCAACCAGCTGGCGGATCCGGTAGCTGGCTGCGGCTGCAGCGCTCAAGCCGCAGCGCTGCGCGATGACCGCGTTGGAGGGGCAGGGGAGGCTGAACCCCGCGGCGCGACGGATCTCGCGCAGGACGAGCTCGGCGGGGTTGGTCTCGTCGACCTCGGGCCCTGCGACGACGGGCACCGCAGGGGCGTTGGCCGTCGTCAGGCGGATCGCGAGGTATTCCGTGATGCCGCCACCGGCGCGCTGATAGGTAAGGGTGATCATACCCTCTTCGACCAGCGCCATCGCGTGCTTCCACGCAGGAGCGGCGCGAGGGATGTCCGCACCGCGCGCGTAGATCAGCGCATCCTTGGGCTCGGCCCGAGCCACCCAGGCATCGAATTCCTCGACGCTGACGGCAAAGGGCGGCTCGGCCGGCTTACGAACGGCAGTCATGCAGCCCTCCGTAGATGCTCGCGGGTTGCGACCGGATCAAACCAGCCGCCTTCGGGCTTGGCATTCCAGTCGTTGATCGGAACGGCGCAGCGCGTGAACGCGAAGATCTGGTAGGCAATCGGCGCGTCGGGCACGACGTCGCCGGCCATCATGCGTTCCATCGAGATCTGTCCGATGCCGGTTCTGCGCAGCAGCTTGTCCAGCGTCCCCGCCGGCTCGCGCTGGATCCAGTTGGCAAGGCGGCGGGCGCCTTCGTTCGGCACGGAGACGCCAAGTCGCAAGAGAAGGTTCTTTTTCACGCTGCTACCCCTCGTTCGAAACGGTCAATTCTGCTGAGCAAGGCACCCAGCGCGTCGAAGGCCGCGCGGATGTCGGGCTTGGCTTCGAGCAATTCGGTTCTCGTCAGTGCGGCGCCACCTTCCGATGACGAGGCCGCGGCAACGACCAGCTTGTGAACGGCGCCGGTCATCGCCGGCAGCGCATCGGTGTCGCAGACTGCGTCCGCGGGAACGGAGCGCCGGCCGTAGTGCGCGAGGAAGCCATCCAACGCGTGGGGATCGAGCGAGAGAAGGTTTGCAGCCGTGTCGAGACACAGCGTGGACCGCTCATCGCGCGCGTTGCGCACCGTCTTCTCGTCAATGCCACCCAGCGCCTTGGCAACACGGGTCGGCCCATGGTCCGAACAGAGCGCGCGCAGTGGGCGCGACAGGATCTCGCGGGCGTCTTCTTCCGTCAAAAGCGCGACGGGCGGGCGGACAGTGACGGTCATCTGCCAGTACTCCGGTAAGTATGGACGAAGCTTTTCACGCCTCTCATTGCCCTCGCCCCGCCGCACTTTCGGAGGTCGCTGACCTCTCGCGTGCTGCGCTCACTGCGACGCATTCGTTCGAACGCAAGGCCGCGGATCCAAGCGGATACACGACGTCCGTCGCGGTGACGGCGATGCCCAATTCGTCGGCTTTCACGAGCACTCTGTGCTGATGCCCGGCGGGCACGCGGCCAGCAGTCTTCCAGCTTTGGACGGTGGAGGGCGCCTCACCGAGATGAGCCGCCATCGGGCGTATTCCGCCGAATTTGTCGAAAAGCGTATCCATGGCGACGGCATGTGCGGCAAAACCGTACATACGTCAACGGGAAATCCGCACAGACATTGTGCGAGTTTTTCGCGACACGGTGGTATGACCGATCAGACCCCCGTCGCCACCTTGCTCAAGCGCCTTCGCGAGGCAACCTCGCCGAAGCTATCAGTCCGCGCGACCGCCGAAGCCCTGGAAATTCCAGCGTCGTCGTATGCGTTTTACGAGGATCCGAATGGCTTCAAAAAAGCGTTCTTACCTGTGCCGCTTGCACGACAGCTTGCACAGATCTTCGGCGCCAACGGGATCGAGCGGCGAGATGTCTTGGCGCTGGCCGGTTTTGACGAACAGCATGCGCCAGAAAGCGAAGCGGATCAGCTTGCACAGCAACTTGACGCTGTCATGTTGGACGAGATCGAAGTCGGTTATTCAATGGGCGGCGGGACTGATGTCTCCGACTATCCAATTGTACGGCAGGTGCCTTTTTCCCGTGAGTGGCTGGCGTCGCTGACTAATGCCCCCGCAAGCCAACTCTTCGTTGCGCGGGGTGACGGTGACTCCATGATGCCGACACTGCTTGATCAAGACATCGTGATTATCGATCGATCGCAGCGCGCAGTTAAACATCAAGACCGCATCTGGGCTGTAAGCTATGGCGGCTTCAGCATGATCAAACGCATCCGAATGCTGCCGGATGGATCGATGCAGATCAACAGCGACAATCCAGCCGTTAGCCCGATCCAAGCGTTCGAGGGTGAAGCCTTTCTTGTTGGAAGGGTGATAGCGATCGTCCGCCGAATCTAGGTGTGCGGAAAAACCGTTTGACAGTGTACGGTCAAACCGCACATACGACGACCTATCGGGGCACTCCGCCCGATGGGAGTCGCGAATGCGCATCGACACCAAATCCGGGCAGGCGGCATCAACCTGCTCTTTTGACCAGTTCCTTCACGTTCTAGGCCATCCAGAGCCGGCGTTTGCTGGCCTGCCAGCGTCGCTGCGCCGACAGACGGCCGAGCGGCCGTTCGCCAGCTTCGACAATGTCCTGACTATGCTGCCGCCTGCGTCTAGGGACATGGCGAAGCGTGTTGCGCAGCTGCGGGCTGCCGATCAGCAGGCGCAGCCGGATTTGCCGCTGCTTGCGCCGGTTGGTCAAACGACGGGCGAGCGGCGCCTGCTTTTCGCGATCGGCGTGACCGTTGCCGTCTTCGCGGCTTGGATCATCTTCGGCGTCGCGGTCGCTTACATCGCGGGGCGGCTCTGATGGCGCCTTTCAATCAGCCAACCACGGCCGACTTGGCGATCGCACAGCGGATCATCGACAGCGAGCAGGTCATCTCTGCTCATACCGCAAGCGAATGGGACGAGATGGACCTAGACGGTCAGACGTGGCTTGCGGCGATCGTTCGTGAGGCTGCCCGCAAGGCGGGTGGCAGAGCGCCACGCCAAGTTGTCGTCAGCGTGGATGCGCAGATCAAATGGTCGGTGCGCACGTTCTTCCGTGCCACCCGGAACCATGCTGGCGGCATAGTCCTCGGCTTCGCGCCAACGTTCTTTGCGATCGGTGTTGAGCTGATCACTGGGGACACCCGCGGCGTGGCTTTCATGGTCGGACCGTTCTGGCTGGGCTTCGCCGTCAGCGAGTTTGATCGAGACGCCAGCTGATGGACGCGGCGATCGAGCGCCCTCGCTTCATATACGCCTACGCGGAAATGGCGATGGTCGCCGAAGATGTTAGGCGGAACCGCGCAGAAGGCGATCCCATGCTGGTCGACGCCGGCAAGCTGTCACCTGATGCCGCTGCCGCACGGCTCCGGATCTCGACGGCCCTTGCTGTCGATTGGAGGGCGTACGCCCGCATGGAGCTACCGCCGCTCGATCAAACGACCGACGCGGAGAAGATCGCGGATCTGAAGGGCGTGCTGACCGGATCCGAGAAGCGGCGGGATCATGCGCGAACGGCGATGATTCACGAATACGGTCCAGCGATCGGCGATCTCTCTTTGAACGAGCTTTGGCTGATCCACGATTCGCACGACACGAGGTCGCTGCGCGTGCTGCCGTATCTACGCTGGGAGAGCTACGCGGCCGCGATCGAGGCAATGCTATGGTGGCAGGAGCGTCCGCGCTACGAAAGCCGGCGATTCATCACAATGGTCAATCAGCAGCTGCAAGGCATGGGCTATGTTGCGGAGCGCGCGGCCGCGTGAAACACGTTTCGATCCCTCTTCAGCGATCATCATCGCCGCCAGAACTGATCGAACTGGCGAAGGCGCTTGCGCGTCTCGCAGTGAAGCGTGACATAGCAGCTGCTCGCAAGGACAGAATCGGTGCGAACCCTCCTCTACGCCCGCTATAGTAGCCAGCTACAGAACGCCCGGTCGATCGAGGATCAGATCTCGCTTCTCCGCGCCCGCGCCGATCGCGAGGGTTGGCCGGTCGTCGACGTGTTCACTGATTATGCTATCAGCGGCGCTGCCGGCGTAGGTGCCGAACAGCGCCCAGGCCTGCATGCCATGCTTGCTCGGGCCGAGGCTGGCGGGATCGATCAGATCTTCACCGAGTCGACCGACCGCATAGCGCGGCATCAGGGCGATGCATTTGGCGTTCGCGAACGGCTGCGCTTCGTCGGCTGTAGGCTGTTCACCTTGCTCGATGGTGAGGTCGACGAACTGACCGGCACTATCAAGAGCCTGATGGACTCGCGCATGCGCGAGGATCTGGCCGCACGCGTCCGTCGCGGTCATCGCGGCGTCGCGACCAGCGGGCGATCACCAAGTTCGGTCGCTTTCGGGTATCAGCGAACTCCGAAGCTGGACGATCGCGGCGAGCTCGTCCGCGGATTGCGGCAGATCGATGCCGACGAGGCCGCGATCGTGCTTCGCATATTCGAGGAATTCGCGGCCGGACGCAGCGCCATGGCCATATCGCAGGGGCTGAACATCGACGGGGTGCTTCCACCGCGTCGGGGTTTCTGGCGGGCAGGAACCCTACTCGGCAATGCAGCCCTCGGTACCGGCATCCTTCGGAACCGTTTGTACGTCGGCGAGCTTGTGTACGGCCGAACAACCGGCGTTCAGTCGCCGACCACGCGCAAGCAGATCATACGCCCGGCCGCGGACCCGGTATCAGTCGGTGCCGTGCCAGCGCTGCGCATCATTGACGACGTATTATGGAGCGCCGTTCAGCTGAGGCTGGAGCAGAATACCGGCGATCGGCCCGAGAAGCATCGCCGTCCCAAGCACGTGCTCTCCGGACTTGGCTTCTGCGGCGTCTGTGGTGGCAACTGGATCATAACTGGCAACAATGGCAAGGCCGGCGCTAGGGTCTGGGGATGCGCGAGGGCACATGAGAAAGCCTGCGCGAACACCCGGCAAATCACAGGCCACGTTTACGAGGCCCGCGTGCTTGCAGATTTGAAAGGCCAAATGCTCGCGCCCGATGTTGTAGCTGCATTCGTCCGCGAATATCACCTCGAGCATGCACGCGAGAGCAAGAAGCTAGGTCGTGATCGCGATCGCGCCGAACGTCAGTTGGCCGAGGCCGGACGCAAGCTCGACAGGTTGGTCGCCGCCTTAAGTGATGGTGGATCCAGCTTCCCGCAGATTCGCGCTGCTATGACGGCTGCGCGCGACGATCATAACCGTATCAAGCGCGATCTGGCATCCATGGACGCGCTACCCGTGCTCACGCTTCATCCCGGCCTTGCCGATAGCTATCGCCGCGAAATGGACGATCTCGAACGATTGCTGATGGAACCGGACGCGCATCTGGAGGCCATCCCGCAGATCCGGAACATGATCGACCGCATCGAGCTACTGCCAAAGGCCGACAAACTGCGCGGCGTCGATCTCACGGTGCATCGGCGAATCGACCAAGTGCTACAGATTGCGACTAGGAAACGCGCCGCGTCCTAGTCTTTTAAACGTCAAGATTGCCTTGGCGCTCCTGATCTCGCTTGTTGATGAGGCCGGATTGATATCGCAATAGGGAGACGCCGTGCTCACTCAACTTTCCCATCACGGGAGAGATGCCTCCGGGAGCGTCCGCAAAAAATTCGTCACACCATGGCAGTATAGCTACCCGGTCCAGTCGGAAGCGTGTTGCGCAGAATAATCCGCATGCATCCATCTCGCCGACGTTCGAGACAGTGAAATTCTCCAAGCCCCCTAAAAACACGCGTTTGGTGGTGCCATAAGCTACATGCACCCACGGGTTCCCGCTTTCGTCCGCACTCGCACGTTTGATGATGCCAGGGCGTTTTTTAGGGCCAGGTTTGTCCACTTCCTCCACATACGGAAACCGGCACCATACAATGCTGCATGGTGCCGGCAGGGTGGAAAATGGGAAGAAGGTCCAAGCCTGCTTCATGGATGCTACCAAGCGTCTCCCGAAACTTGGGTAAGCTGAAATTTTGGCCCTTGCTGGCTCTCGATATGGGCCTGCTGGCGTGCAATGAAGTCCTCGCTGACCTCGTCGCTATACGCCGGAGTTGGCCGTGCCGCCCGCGTATAAGCAGGCGATGCCTGCCTTGCCGGGTTACGCATTGTAGCTCCTTTCTGATGAAGCGCTTGTGCCGATCATGCCCTTAAACACCTTACGCCGAGGTTAACCGGCAATACGAGCTAAGCGGGGATCATCGCTTCGATTGGTTCAATTGCATAACGCACCAGCTGCTTCAATGTTGCAATTTCACCACACAGCTAGCGAATACGTCGCAGTCTCGAACAGCATATATAGTGCCTTTCGCTCCAACCAAGCCCCGGAGTTGAGATAACGTCCAACTTGACGAGGCGCACATGAAGCTGCTCGTCGTCCGCACCGCGGTCGGGGCGGCGATGCCGCTCGCGGGGACCGGGTGCGCGATCTCGACCGCGGTGCTCGAAACCGTTGCGCATGCGCGCGGCGGCGA